CTCGAATATACCATTAAGTTTTTAACATGTCAATAAAATTTCTAAGAATATTAGAAAAAAGCATTGACATTCTGAGAAAAATAGAATATCATACAAACAAGTTCTTAGAAACTTAGAAAAGAGGTGGAAAAATGGATGGAGCAACAAAAAGAGTTTCTGAGTATATCAGACATAAAGGCTTTAACCTGTCAGATATATCAAGAAAAACTCATATTCCGTACATGGCATTGTACGACAGTCTTTTCAATGAAAAAAGAAATCGAGATTTGCGGGTAGATGAATTTCTGATCCTGTGCAATCACCTTGGTGTTAATCCGATTATTTTTTCAGACGATCAGAGAAAGGCGGTTTAAATGGAAGAAATGGAAAAAGAAATTATTTACCTGCGTAATCAGATAAACATGCTTAAGATCTGTATGGTAATTACGCAGGTAAGTGCAATTATTGTATTGGTTTCTTTACTGTATCAGTATTCTCGGCTGTCTCATGATTATCAAGAGCTTCTTCAAACTTGCCAAGGGTTTCTTGACACTGTGAAAGCTGTTTACTTTGCTCTTCGACAGATTGCTTCAACTCATTGATTGCTTCAATTTCACTTGAGGAAGAAGTATCTATATTGTTAAGTAATTGTTGAAGCATTATGTTTTGAGATTTTAAAAGCTGGATTTGAACATTTTCTACTTGTAACTGTTTATTAGCTGTTTCAGTTGAAGAACAGGATTGTGCAAAAGTAAAAGAGAGAGTAATGACAGTGCCGATAATGAATTGAACAATAGCAGCAAATAAAGATGTTGGAAGTTTGATTCGACAGTTGCCAATAGGTATAGCAACAGAATCTGGCAAGTTATAGGTCTTGATTGCTGATTCATCGACAACAACATAGTCATCGTTCTCAGAAATTCCACCCAAATCGGTTGGAAAATCATATGTATGAGAATGTGCTAAAAAAGTTAATTTTGGTGTTGCCCTGTTAAGTGTTAAAGATAATTCTGTAAAAGCAGGATTACTTTTTAAAGAATCAGAAAAGCTTTTGTGTATGCTGTCAGAAAGGGACTTTGCTAATTGCTGCGATAAACGAGGACCTATAGTTTTGACAATAGAATCTGAATAAGCTGTTTTGAAACTTTTACACAAATTTCGATATGGTTCCATGATTTTAGCTATACTTTGAGCAGTAGCAAAAGCAGTAGATGAAGTTACGGCTTTATGAAATTGTGATGTACAAAGCAAACTATCAGACATGATTTTAGTCATGCGTTTGAGAGAATCATTGTAATCCGACATAAAATACCCCTTTTCATTATATTATGAAAGAATTTTAGCATTTTATGAAAAATATTACAACAGTATTACAGGAAAGAAGAGTTACAGGACAACCATTGAGGCCCACAAGGCCGGATAGGAGGAATGGTGAGATGATAACGATAATAATCTCTGCGATTATTTCGGCTATCACAGCAAAAATAGTAGCCACCTACTATTTCGAAAAGGCAGATGGCTACGTAAAAGAAATGTGCGAAATGACGAAAAAAAGCAATCAACACACATTAGCTATTTTACACAAACTTCAAAAAAATTCTTTCCCAAAGGAGTGAAATATCCAAGATATTTGTGAATAGCAGCTACTTTAGAAGCATAACAACGGCGGGATTTTAAAGA